AGTTCTAATAATCTATTGTTCATTAACTCCTCCCCAGTCTTAGGAAAGGTCCAATCTTATCTGTACCTGAGAAAAAATCTAGTGAGTCGGAAGATTCGTGAAAATGTTCTGTCGGAAGTTCTAGGTCAACCCAGTGACAATAACTGCTATATCCTGATGAATCTTCATTGAGAACATCAACAACAGTTTCGGGCGGTAGGGTTTGTAGATAGGTAATAAATTCTGCTACAGTAGTCATTCAAATATCTCCACTGAAATTATATCAATACAATCGCCATATTTCCAACGAGCCATATTACATGCTATCTCAGGAGAACTAGCAACAAAAAAATCATATCTATTTTCGTGTTTTTTCCAAAGAATATTCCAGTGATCAAAATTAACTTCATATTCATTCTTAGTCATAATATATAATTCCTCAATAATTTAATTTATGAGTCTATTATATACTATTATTTGGAAAAGTAAACGTTTTATTTTAGTTTTTCCAAATCTTTTTTCAATCTTTCATGGAATTTTAATTTATATAAATACATTATATAAAAAATGCCAATCACGATGCGTCAACATCTATTGGCTCTAATCATTCTACAATTAATTACAGGAATCAATATGACCAGCACAACTATATATACACCTTTCACATATTGTATTACCTTTCTTCCTACTAGACAAAGATACTACGGTTCACGATATGCAAATAACAAAAAAGTAGTTGCTCATCCTGACCAACTATGGACTACTTACTTCACTTCTTCTAAAACAATATCCGACCTTATAAAAGAACACGGTGTAGATTCGTTTACCTTTGAGATAAGAAAAACATTCAAAACTAGAGCAGAAACAGTATCTTGGGAATCAAAATTTCTAACCAAAATAGGTGCTGCTCAGTCATCAGAATGGTTAAATATCCATAATGGAGGAACTACATTTTATGCAGATGATGAAACATATCATAAAATTAAATCTATAAAGAAAAGAAATGGAACCGAACCAAATAGTCTTATTGTTATTCAAAAACAATTAGATACCAAAATAAAAAATGGAACTATGAATAATTCCTCCCCTGAGTCTATACAAAAAAGCAAGGATACTAAAATAAGAAATGGAACTACAAACTCTATTACACCTGAATCTATTCAAAAATCAAAAGAAACTAGAATAAGAAATGGAACTGAGGCGAGTAATCCATTAGTTAAAAATAAACAAAGAGAAACCAAAATAAAAAATGGAACTGTAAACTCAAATACTCCAGATTCTATTAAGAAATGCAAAGAAACTAAATTAAAAAACGGAACACTCAATCCTTCAGTATATCAATCTGTTAAAGATAAGAAATTATTAACATGTATGATTAAGCATGGGGTTGATAATCCATCTAAAGTCATGTTTTTATCTATAATAGATACCAAAAAAACTTATGCTAAAAATTTAATATCTAGGTATTATCCTGATTTGAAACAGTATTATTAAGAGCATTTAGTTTTCTTGTAAGTCTTTCGTGAAAACTTTTTTCTCCCGTGTCGCCAGATAATAGCCAATCGATTTCATGTACATAAACCAGTGCTTGTTTCAAATACCATACAGCTAATTTGAATTCTTGCATAGTATCTTCACTGAATCCATTACCTCGTTTTTCGTTGTATTCATTAACTTCTTCTGAATCATTATAATATATTTCATCTTCAATATCCGTCACAATTTGGTTTAGGGTATATTGACTATGATCAAAAAATCCTCCACTCATTCCCCACCTCCAATGCCGTGATGCTTCTCAGCAAATTCAACACCTGCCCAATAACTGTAGGGATGTGTGGCTTCATCATCAGCTTTAAAACCGTTTGATATTTCTATACCAGTTAACGGTTTTAACGGTGCTGAGTATAGCTCTGTAACTTTACAATATTTATAAACTCGTTCCATTGGTTTAACCGTATGAAACTCTTTGATAGGCTCATTATTAAAATGGGTTTCTACCATCCAAGCCACAGGCTCTTGCTCAGGTTGGGCGAGAAGTTCTTCAGCGTCTGCTATTAATAAAAGCCAATCACTATATGTCATTTGAAAACTACATAATTTCTCAATCATCTCTCTTTCTTTACTCATTCCCCACCTCCAATGCCATGTTCTTTTTCTACTCTTCTTATCCATCTAATGACGTATCTGACTTGATGATCGTCCATATTTTCAACAACCCCTTCTTTATCAAGAGCATATATAACATCTTCTGTTAAGGGTTTGGGTGGTGCAAACTCATTGACCCCTTGTCTAAACCCTTTCCCATACCATTCAATCTTTGTTTCTGCTAAAAGAGGCTCTTGCTCAGGTTGAGCTAGGAGTTCTTGTATTTCGTGCAACGTTTCTGCTGCATCACCAAGATCATTGCTTGTAATAGACACTACACCCGATGCTATATAGCGCATTATTTCTCTCAACAGCTCTTTTTCTTTACTCATTTCCCACCTCCAATGCCATGTTCTTTTTCTATAATACGAACCAGATCAACAAAACCTTTCCATTCTTTCTGTAATAATATTTCGCATACATTTTCATCGGTTAATGGCTCACGTTTTTGCGGTGCTGTGTAGTAGAGTGGTCGAATGTTTATTTGATGTGCATTAGCAGTAGGTTTATCTATACTAACAACATCTAACCACCCTCCAGCCGTGTGTTTTTTCCACATCCAAGCCACAGGCTCTTGCTTTGACTCAGGTTGGGCGAGGAGTTCTTGTGCTTCTTTAAGCAGTTCATTGCTGATAAAGAAATCACCTCTGTTGTCGCCTTCCACTATTAGATGTAACATGTCTATGTATTTACTCATCATTTACTCCAATGCCGTGATGATTTTCAGCAAACATAACTCCATCCATGAAGCCATCTTTATATTCAAAACTTCCATCTATAGAGCGATCTAATATGTCATCATGATTTATACGCTCAAGTTTCAAATCCAACTCTGCTTTTGCGTAGCCTTTTTTATATTCTTCTAGCCCTTGTCGTGGTGTTAAATTTTCTTGCTCAGGTTGTGCGAGTAGTTCTTTGATTTCTTTATATAGCCCAAAACTAATATACCCTTCAGCTTTAACTCTTTCCAACAACTCTCTTTCTTTACTCACCTTTCTTCTCCAGTTCTTTTACATAGTCGTTTAGCTTAGACTCGATAATCTTTTTAACTTTGATAGCAATATCAGATTGCATAACATCTCTACCCATTGCTGTACCTGCCACCATGTATATGGTTTGTTGTGATGGTATAAAAAAGCATACCACTACAATTATTGCGCTTATGCGCCCTATTTTTTTACAGTAGTCTACCGTTTTAGAGTTATCGTCATACGTCTCCGCCATATTTACCCCAGCAACAATTAAAGCGCCAACAATAACTAAGCTAGCTATAACTATAATAGCTGGAACTCTATTAGCTAAATCCGCAACATAAATCAATAGTTCAATGCTCATAGTAATTCCCCCTAAAATCTATAAAAAAATCACAGTCATGTTGTTTTAATTCTTTTTTAAAATCTCCATGCCAAAAATAATCTTTTGTATCAATTTCTATACTTAAATACCTAGCACAATTTTGTTTCTTGTCGCAGTTACTTCCTAAGCAACGTGCGTTTTCATGAGGTAGCGGGTATTTCATTTTCTTCACAATATTCTCCAAGTTCAATGTAATCCCCAACATGGGGTGGTGCTTCACCTAATGCTTTACGATAATAGTCTTGCAATGCCATTCCTTCCCAGCCATCATGCCAGCCAGTTGGTACAGGTTTAGTTTCTTGTTTTACATTAGATAATGAGCTTACCGCTGTGCCTGTAACTTTTGATATACTAGCTAAGGTGTAGCCTCTGCTATAAAGCACTTGCAGTACAAGCGCATAATCAATATCTCTAGCCATTTTTACCTCTGCGTCTTAATTCATCGCAATACAACTCCATGTCTTTACTGCGACGCATGAACTCAACTATTGAAGCTGCCATGCCAGTTAATTTGATCGGAGGACGTTTATACATGAACGCGCAAACTTCTCTTATATATGGAAGCCAATCCATGATCTCGGCTCGGTTAAATAGAATTGATCCATCAATGTGGGTAGCAACCTTTTTAGGCATACAATATCGTGGTTCTTTAATGATCTTATCAAGCATCAATGCTTTGATACCGATCAACGCCATTATTTCTTTCTTAGCAATGCACTTTTGAGGTACTGGAGGGATTACAACATTGTTTTTTAAACGTTCCGCTTTCAAACGATCTGCTTTACGTTTCAGCAAAACACGTTCATGTATGGCTTTTTTGTTCTTATGATAATATTCAAGACATCTTTTTCGTTGTGCTTCACGTTGTACTTCGTTCATTGTATTCAAGCTCCAAGATTAGTTCACAGTAATGTATGATTTTCTTTATATCTTCTGCGCCATTCTTGCTTCGATGGCGCGTAATGTACTTTATAATGTTACCTTCCATAAACGGTAGATTGTTAGCATGGATGTAAGTAACCGGTTGGATCGGTAATAAATAATGCTTACCCCCAACCATCTTTTTGTCGGGCATTGGATAACTCCATAAGTTTATTGGTGGAAACGTTAATTACATCATAACTTCCTTGAAAGCTCGTGTTCTGGCTGAAGATACAGTTAAACCTAACAAACGTCTGTATCGGCTTACCAGATAATCAAATTCATCTTCCTGCTTCTCAGTTGGACGTTTAAGTCCTCCTTTTACAGTTTGTGCATACAACCAGTCTATGTCTTGATCTATTTCTCTTTCCATTTCATTACCCCTAAATTAATGATGGCCAGCGGAAGCATGACCGTTAAAATTACTAAACATATAATCAATCTAATTAAATATGTAATCCCAAACATTCTATTGCCCAATTATCAATCTGTTCTATTGTCCAAAGACACGCATAGTTTTGGTTAAGCCTTATCATTTCTTGTGCAAATAGTTTTTGTAATTCTGATAATCTACCCCCTTTTGTTTTAAGTTCCACAAACCACGTTGTTCCATCTGACATGCAAGCAATTCTATCTGCTACACCTCGATGTGCAGGTGAAGTAAATTTATACGTCTTTCCTCCGTTCACTTCAACTATCCATTTAAAATATTTTTCAATGTCACGTTCTAACATTCCGCGCCCCATTGCATAGCCATAGCGTCAGCTATGCCTTGATATGTTTTTGATCTAATCTTTGCTCTATCTATTGACGGTGGCAATAGATGTAATCTTTGCTCTCTACCGTCTACTACATTTGTAGATTCAAGTTTTGGTAAGTTCTTAAGCCATAAGCATGTAGCTTTTGTTTCCCCATGTCCAAATTGCCAAGGCTGAATTACTTGGTCAGGTTTTCTATATTTTGAAGATAAAACACCAATAGGATTTTCTATCGCAATTTTGTTTATATTGCATGTCATTAACAACATAAAGAAAAAGATAGCATCTTCTCTGGCATCTCTTCGAGCCTGTCCAACCAAAACACCAGATTTACGTTCAGGCTGGTCTTTATACCATTTGTTCGCACTAACGGTTAAGTATGTGCAAGGAGGATGTGCAACCATCATATCCCACCCCCCCCCTAGAACATCGCGCACATCGCCTTTGTAATGATTACCTGGTGACTCTGTTTCTAAAATGTCGCAACTCATTGCATCGTGACCAAGTTTAGTAAATGCGTCCCTAACTCGTCCAGAGTATTCACAGGCTATAAGAACTTTCATTTCGTTTACTCCAGTTTCGCTTAGTGAGGTTATAGCTTATCACTGTAAAAAACATTTGTACAATATATTTTTTTGTGAAATAATATATTCACTTTAAACGAAACGGGATTAAATTAATGGCACACAGTAAAATAGTCGGTGGTTCTACTGCCAAAAGAGTAATTAACTGCCCAGGCTCAGTCAAGCTGTGCAATGAAGCACCTGAAAAGCCTTCCAGCTCTTATGCTGATGAAGGTACACTTCTTCATAACACCATTGCCGAGTATCTAGGTGAAGGAAAACAACCTGTAGTCGGTACACAATACGAAGATGTTATACTGACTCAAGACTTACTTGATGAAAAGTACACCGTTGCTTTGGAGTTACTGAATGAAATTGATCCTGATCTGGCTCTCGAATATGAAGTCGAAGTTGAAGTTAATTTCGGTGATTTCATGCCTGACGTATTTGGCAGCTGCGATCTGCTTGGTCGTATACATGATCGTGCTATTGTCTTGGATTGGAAGTTTGGCAATGGCGTTATCGTAGAAGCAAAAGAAAATGAACAGCTAATGTTCTATGCTGCTGCTGCTATGCGCACTGAACATGCAAAATGGGCATTTAAAGACGTAAAAGAAGTCGAGCTAATCATTATTCAACCTCCAATGCTTAAGAGTTGGGTCACTACAGTAGAGCGCATTAAAGCATTTGAACAGCAATTATTAAGTGCCGTTAAAGCATCACAAAGACTTGACGCACCGCTCAGAGAAGGCGCTCATTGTAAATGGTGTGCAGCTAAACCTACCTGCCCATTAATGACAGGTGCAGTTGAACGCGCATTGAAAGTTAAGATAGATGCGATAGATGCACCAACTATAGATGCCTATCTTCAGAACGCTGAAATTCTGGAAGAATGGATAAAAGACTTGCGCGCTCTAGCGTTCACTATGCTAGAATCAGGTCGTGATTTACCAAATTACAAACTGGTTGCCAAAAGGTCAACCCGTAAATGGTCAGATGAAGTAGAAGCTAAACAAGCTTTACTTGATGCAGGCCTTACAGAATCTGATGTGATGGAAGCATCGTTTATCTCTCCTGCTCAGGCTGAAAAGAAGCTAAAGAAGCTTAAACAGCCTTTACCAGAAGGGTCAACCGTTTCTATTTCATCGGGTAACACAATGGCGCATGTAGACGATCCTCGTCCTGCTGTGCTATTAATTGGGCAACAGTTGTCTGCTGCTCTTACTAAACTTCAATAAGGTACAATATTATGTCAAACTTAGTAGCGTTTTCTGGTTCTAATCTCCCTTCTGTTACTTCACTCTCTACTGCGCTTCGTTCTTTGGAAACTGAAGTTGGTGGAAACAATGGTTCTGCTATCCTTAAAATGGATCGCACAGGTCATTGGGTGTTCGGTGCAGGTGAATCAGAAGTAGAATCGGACTCTACATGGGCGGTTAATCCGTTCTCTTTTGTTCACGGTTTCATTTGCTGGGGTGAAGGTGAAGTGTTAGGTGAAAAGATGGTAAGTATTACATCACCATTACCTGAACTTGACGCTGCTCCTGCTGGTGGTAAGCGTGGATGGGAAACTCAAGTCGGTATGAGCTTAAAATGCTTATCCGGTGAAGATAAAGGCTTGGAAGTTCGTTACTCAACCACTTCAGTTGGCGGTAAACGTTCAGTACAGACTCTTGCAGTTGCTATTGCAGCGCAAGTAGATGCCGATCAAGATAAACCTGTTCCAGTTATCAACCTGAAGAAAGAATTTTACCAACACAAAGCGTACGGTAAGATTTACACTCCTGTGTTTGAAGTTGTTGAATGGGTGGGCTTGGATGGTGAAACTAAGGATGAAGATGGCGTGCCTGAAGAATCAGGCAGACGTAGAAGAAGCGTATAAGTAAGGAGAAGCCCCGTAAGGGGCTTTTTTTAGCTATGCTATTTATAGATTTCGAAACAAAGAGCGCCTGTGACTTGAAGAAGCATGGGGTTTATAATTATTGTCAAGACAGAAGCACTGAAGTGTTGTGCATGTCTTACGCTTTCGATGATGAAGATGTCCAAACTTGGACACCTGAACAACCATTCCCTGAACGTGTCAGAAACTTTAAAGGCGAGATAAGGGCGCATAACGCGGCATTTGAGCGCCTAATCTTTTGGTATGTATTAGGCATTAACTTCGAGTTGGAACAGTTCTATTGCACGGCTACCCAAGCAAGGGCTAACTGCCTCCCCGGTAGTCTTGAAGATATTGGACGGGCAATGTCGGCTAAGATGAAGAAAGATCATCGAGGCAAACAGTTGATCCGTCAGTGTTGCGTTCCTCCTTATAATACTGCGTTATTGCCTGAGTTAATCCATTATTGCGAGCAAGACGTTCGTGCTATGCGTGAAGTCAGTCTGGCATTACGTCAATTATCTGATGATGAATTGCTGGACTACCATGTTAATGAACGCATCAATGATAAAGGATTATTAGTTGATGTGCCATTGTGCCATGCAGCTATTGGCTACGCTACGACTGAGCTTGAGGATATTCAAGCCTTAGTCAAAGACATTACTGGCATTGCTTCTGCCCGTTCACCTAAGTTAAAAGAATGGGTAGCAGAACGAATTGATCCTGAACTGATGATGGTAGACGAGAAGTTATCTTTAAATAAAGCTACTCGGACGGCTTTATTGCAAATGGATTTACCCAATGAAGTGCTAGACGTTGTCCAATGTATTGACGACATTAGCGCATCGTCGGTGGCGAAGTTTAAACGCATGGCAGAGCTGGCAGATATTGAAGATGGGCGCGTTCGTGGTGCGTTTGTCTTTAATGGTGGTTCTGCTACAGGCCGAAGTTCCTCATATGGAGTCCAGTTACAGAACATGAGTCGTGTGTGCGCTAAAGACCCTGAAGCAGTGCGATCAGCTATGATGGCAGGTGATGACCTTAGTCCGTTTGGAACGCGCGTCACAAACGTTTTAAAAGGCATGATTAGACCTGCTATTATCCCTGCTAAAGGTAATGTTTTAGTGGTGGCTGATTGGGCAGGTATTGAAGCGAGGTGTAACCCTTGGTTATCTAATCATGTGGCATCGGAAGCAAAGTTGGACATCTTCCGATCCGGTGGTGATGTGTATGTCGAAAATGCCAAGTCTACTTTTAACGTTAAAGAAGTCACTAAAGATCAACGTTTCATCGGTAAGGTGCAAGAGTTGGCGCTAGGATATTCGGGCGGTGCAGGCGCTTTTTCGTCAATGGCGCGTATCTATGGGCTTAACATGCCTGAACACCAAATCAAGCGCATGATTAACGGTTGGCGTGTGGCGAACCCTTGGATGATGCCTTACGGCCAAGAATTAGAACGGGCTTACATGAGCGCCATGCGTCACAAGGGGCGTGAGTTCTCGGCTGGTCGAGTAACTTACCTTTTTGATGGTAATCACCTCTGGTATATTTTACCGTCAGGTCGTATACTCTGTTACCCATTCGCTCGGATAGATGATGGCGCTGTCACTTACCTTAAAGCAGCGTTCAAACCTGCGTCCGATGCTGAGGAATGGCCTCGCGCTAGATTGTGGCAAGGTATTGCACAAGAAAACTGCGCTCAAGCAACCGCTAATGATTTACTACGCTATTCGCTACGCCAATTAGATAACGTTATTGCACATATCCATGATGAAATTGTGGTTGAATGTAAAGCAGTTGACGCTGAAGAAACAACAAAAAGAATGATATCGGTGATGTGTACTCCTCCAGTTTGGGCTGAAGGAATACCATTAGATGTCGAGATTGCAACTATGACAAGGTACGGAAAATGAATTTTATAGATTACTTGGTTAGTATAGCACCTGAAGGAGAAACTGTCCTCTTTGTAAAACAAATCCCTAAGCCTAACCTATTTCATAAAGATGGCGCACAACAGTATAGTTGGCCTGCTTACATCCCCACTAAATATGACCGTAAAGGTGCTTGGTACTGTAACACGGCCTCATTTATCATTAAGCGTTTTAAAGATGGCAAACCAAGTGCTTCTGCAAGCAATTGTGAGTTGGTTGCGTTCCTCGTGCTGGATGATGTCGGAACTAAATCAAAAATGCCTGATATGATTCCAACATGGATAATGGAAACTTCACCAGGTAACTATCAATATGGGTATACTTTCAGTCTTGACGACCAACCAACAAAAGGGGATTTCAGTGCAGCTATTAAAGCGATTGCTGATGCAGGTTATACTGATGGGGGCGCTATTAATGCCGTTCGTAATTTTCGCCTTCCTGATAGCGTCAATCTTAAGCCTGGTCGAGATAATTTTAAGTCCGTACTGGTTAAATTCAATCCTGAATTAGAGTTTACGTTGCCGCAGATATGCGAAGCGTTGGGTGTTACTCCGTGTGAAGCAGACACCGCAACAGTTAAGCGTGTTGATTTAATTGATGATGGCAAAGATGACGTGCTGACATGGCTTGTGGGGCGTGGTGATGTCATCGAGGGTGCTAATGGTGAGGGTTGGGTGGGTGTGACTTGCATCAACGCAACAGCGCACTCTGATGGCAATCCAATGGCAAGGTATCATCCTGTTAATCGTGCCTTCATGTGCTTTCACGAGTCTTGCCAACATCTTGACAGTAAGACCTATCTTGAATGGGTGCAGGCAGAAGGTGGCCCGAAACATTCACATGGAATTCGTGAGGAATTGTTAGCATCTGTTATGGTTGATACGTTAGCTAAACTCGAACCTACTGACATGTTTAGCCAAGATGCGGCTAGTGCTATCGCTGAAGTTGAACGTAAGGAGTTAGGACGATTGGAAAAGAAAGATTGGTTCAGCAGATTCGCTTACATTCAAGCCGACGAGTCTTATTTTGATTTGGTTGCTAGACGTGAAGTCAGCCGATCTACTTTCAACGCCTTGTTCCGTCATCTTGAGTGCAAGTCCATTCACACTGGGCGTAAGATTGAAGCCTCAGTTTGCTATGACGAGAACAGACAAGCGATGGGCGCACATGCTTTGGTGGGGATCACTTACGCTGCTGGGGAAACCATGTTGACTGCTTTGGATGGTGACATGTACGGCAATCGTTGGCGTGATGCACGTCCTGATGTGACGGGTAAAGCTGGTAATGTCACTCGTTGGCTTGACCATTGCAAGAACTTAGTTCCTAATGAAGCTGAATTGGAGCATATCTTCAACGTCATGGCTTACAAAGTCCAGAACCCTAAGATCAAGATCAATCACGCCATTCTGCACGGTGGCGATCAAGGAGCTGGAAAGGATACGATGTACGCGCCTTTCATCTGGGCGGTGTGTGGCCCTCACTTTAAGAACCGAGGGTACATTGATAACGATTCGATGAACAGCCAGTTTGGTTACGCATTAGAGTGTGAAATCTTAGTCCTTAACGAGTTAAAAGAAACCGATGCACGAGAAAGACGAGCGTTGGCTAACAAATTGAAACCTATCATTGCTGCACCTCCAGAAACGTTGTCTATCAACCGTAAAGGGCTACACCCATATGATATGGTGAACCGTTTGTTTGTACTGGCTTATTCAAACGATCCTGTGCCAATTCAATTAGAGTCACAAGACAGACGTTGGTTCTGCGTTTGGTCACATGCGCCTCGTATGGATTACGCAGAAGCACAATCAATGTGGGAGTGGTTCAAGACAGGCGGTGGTTATGAAGCCATAGCATCTTGGTTGTACGCTCGTGATGTTAGCACGTTCAATCCAGCAGCTGCACCGATGATGACGGAGTTCAAACTGAACCTAGTCGAGCAAGGCATGTCGAGCGCTGAGTCTTATCTTGTTGAGCTGATGCGTAACCGTGTCGGTGAGTTTGCAGCAGGCGTGATAGCGTCCCCATTTCATGCGCTTTGTGATCGGTTGGTTAATACTGCACCAGGTAATATCAAGGTTCCTCAAGCTGCACTTCTACATGCTCTTAAAGAAGCTGGCTGGAATGATATGGGTCGTATTGCATCAAGGGAATTTACTACCCAAAAACATATTTATACAGCCCCTAATGACGAAACAATTAACGCGCTGAGTAAGACAGAACTTAGGAAAAAAGTTGAGCCAGAACTAAACAGAAAATTGACACTTGTAAATTGAAAAACCAAAATTTCTAAATTTCAAATCAAATCGGATTAAATTGAGTTTTGCTCAGAAATAGTTGGGCAAAACTTTTTTTGGTCGGAGGGGGGTAGATTTTCATAAACATACTAAAATAGTAGGAATAAATACCCAAAAACCTAGTAGGAAATAGGGTAATTAATAACCTACTAAAATAGTAGGTTTTATAAGTCATTGATTTTAAACAGTTTTTAAAGTCTAAAAATAAAATAATCGATTCTAGGCGTTAAAACTTTAAAGTAATATAGTTATATAGCTAAACTGTAAAACAAGCTTATTTAACGTTTTTTAGCGGTTTATGGTAATTACTTGAAGTAACTATATAAAATTGATGGAATGATTATAAACTTCTAGTTGATGGTTGATAATGTGGCATAGTGACACGTTAAAATTATATAGTTTTAAACTATCAAATAACGTTATAGTTGAATGATTTTATATTAAGCAATAGTAGGATAGGGATAAAATAAAAAGACTGCTTAAAATGGATATTTATGGATATTTTGAGCAAAAAAAAGCCATCGGTTAAGATGGCTTGTATGGTTAAAGGGTTAAAGCTTAATTATTGAAGTCTAAGTGCATTATCATAAGCACTCATAAGCGACATATTAGATAGTGTCACAATTCCAGATTGTCTATCAATAAAATAATAAAGTGCTTTACCGTTAAATGTTTTATTACTTTTTTTAAATGTTAACCCTACATTTTTACATAAAAGTCTAATCTCTTTTATTAGTTCGTTATGATTCATGATAATTTTCTCTTTTAGTTAAGTTTAAAATGCTTGATTAATAAATCTTGAATTAATCTTGATTTGTTACGTTCCAGTTTTAATTTATCAATTAAGATTATCGGTAAACTAATCATGACGGGCTTGTTTTTTAATTCTTGTTTTATTGTAGGCCTACCTGGTTTTTGCTTGTAGATCATTTTTTTATCTCATTAATATAAATAATGTCGTTTTTTGTATAACATGCCATGCAATCAATACATTTTGAATGGCAATTAATGTTTTCTTTGGTATTTTTAAAATGGGCGGTAAAAACCTTGTCAAAATGAACTGGTAATTTTTCAATTTTACCAATTACAGAACTACTATAAATAAAACTTAGATTATTCGGTTTTATATTACCGGCTTTAAAATAGGCGTTCACTATATCCTTTCTTTTAGTCCATAACGTGAAAAACGTATCAGGGTTATAATCTGCAATTAATGCATAGTTTTCCAAGTGCTGCAGATTGATTAATTCACCTAATGAGTGGAAACGGAAAGCCCTTGCATTAATAACTGGAATTAATCTTATAGGTAATGGGCCGTTTGATAAAATAGGGCCGTTTTTTGATATAGCAATATCTAAGTTTTTATAACGTTTTTGCATCAAGGCGGCATAGCACTCTTGGCATATGATATTTATATCCTGTTTTAACTCTTGTTTTCTCATCATTTTTACACAAAAATCATTATCTAAAGTACTAGTGTTCAATGATTGAAAACCAGCAAGTTTATGACTAGGTGAATGGTTTGTAATATGTAACATTAGATAGACTCTTTTTTTAAGTTAATTAAATCGTTATTTATCCAAAGCGATATATTCCAAAATGCATAATTTTTAAAACCGTTATATTCTTTATTTTTCATGATAATTCTCTTTTTAGTTATAGTTTATAAAATGCTAGCGCTTGCAATTTAACACTATCAATATTTATTGAATTGTGTTGATGCTCCACTACTTTAGCGGTTACCCTTTTAGGGTTTGAATGTTCCAATCTAATGCTAAAATCTTGGAACATAACATGCGTTAAAAACCCTTTTTCATAACTTGCCACGCTTGCACTAGATAGCAAACCGCCGTTATTACTTTTTCTTGTTGTTATTGTTAGCAATTTACCATTAGGCAATTCTATATCTGTTTTTGCTATCCAATGTTTATAGTGATCTTGTTTTATTGTAGTGTTCATAATAAATTCTCTTTTGTTAAGGTTTAAAGGTTAAGATAAAGCTACAAGCAATTCGCAAACTAATCGAATACCGCCAATAAATGCGATACAAGACAATGCCGCTAAAACGTAAATTTTGTAATCAATATTAAAATTTTGCATTGTTTACGTCCTTTAATAATTTAATTAATCTTTCGTTTTGATTATTGAAGTCTTTAATCACTTTTTTGTTAGTTGCGCGGTTTGCTTTTAATAATTCATTTAATAATTTGTCTACTTTTGACATGTCAATTACCTTTTTTAGTGTTTTTGTTCCCGGCCATTCCAAGAACTTGAGTAAATAATAAAACTTAATAACTTTATTGTCAAGTAATTCTTTACAGTTATTTGTATGCAATGTAAGTTAGATGTATGTTATTTTTTTGGGCGTAATTGCATACATGCGCGCCCTTTGATAGCGGGGCTTTGAAGTATATGTATATAATGTAAGTAGTTAGTTATTACTTTAAAAATTAAAATAATATATTTATATAGTTAAATTATTACGGACGGAAAATGTTATAGCGCATCAACTTTTTTTTGATGATTACTTTGCTTACATTGCATACATTTTTAAGCGGGCGCTTAACGTTCCAGGGCATTGTAAGCAATGTAAGCTATAAAATAAAAATAGCTTACATTGCATACAAAAATAAATGGGGGTATTTTTGGGGGTATATTATAGAACAAAAAAACAAATAAGTTATGATAATCAATAAGTTACAATGCTAATTAGGCTCCTTGTATATCCTTCGAATTGATGGCAATGATAATACTCAAACCGTAAACTGTATATAAATCAATAGGTTAGCTTGTAATGGTAGGTTAAAACGCAACGTGCCTGGTTGATGGGGGGGTGATAGGGGGATTTTGAACCGTCCGTTGCCCATGTACACCCCCCGCAGTAAATTTTTTTTTATTTTTTTAGCTGACCGTCACGCAGTAAATTTTTTTAAAAATGGGAAGTGACCCCCCCCAAACTAAATTTTTTTTTAAAATTGAAAAGCTAACCCTCTAAAAATTTTTTTAAAAATTTCAGAGAAGATGTAAAAAACTTTACTACCATAGGTAAATGATGTTAAATATAATTTTGAAAGGAGGATAGATGATGGTATCAATCCCGTTTACGCCAAGAGAAGTGCAAGCCACCGAATGGCGCTTACAACAAATATATGATGCTGCCGCTCTAGGGTTAAAAGGCGACAAGCTTGCCTTAGCCGCAGGAATGTTACCTTCCGAATATCGACAGTTATGTCAACTTGATCCTGTTGCTGAAATGGCAGCGTTGAAAGGTGCAGCTGATGGAGAAATGGAAGCCGCAACGCAGTTAAGAGAAGCTGCCAGAAACGGTGATTCAAAAGCAGCGCTGTCAATCCTGCAACACGTTCATGGATGGACTGCCAAGCAAGAAATATCCATGTCAATCGAAACTATTAATATACAATCTGCCTTAGATGAAGCGCGTAGTCGAGTCATTGAAGGAACGTCATCACCCATTCGCACTCAAATAGAGGAACAAACTCACAATGGCTCAACAACCAATATATCGTCCAGACGAAGAACAGACGTTGATGGTGGAGTTATGGTCGCCCAAGATAGCGGATGATCCCGAAGCGTTTGTGCTGTTCGTGTTTCCTTGGGGGAAAAAGAACACCCCATTAGAACACTTTCATGGGCCAAGAAAATGGCAACGGGAAGTGCTAAGGGATATTGCCGAGCATATTAAGGAGAATAAAGGCCAAGTAGATATGAACACCCTGCGGTCAGCCGTGTCATCTGGACGTGGTATTGGTAAATCTGCATTGGTGTCATGGTTAATATTGTGGATGTTGACAACACGGGTAGGCTCAACGGTAATCGTGTCAGCTAACTCAGAATCACAATTGAAGTCTGTCACGTGGGGCGAATTGTCACGCTGGTACGCCATGTCAATCAACACGCATTGGTTTGAATTGTCTGCTACCAAGATAACTCCAGCTACATGGCTGACTAATTTGGTGGAAATGCAACTGAAGAAAGGTACACGATATTGGGGCGCTGAAGGTAAGTTATGGAGCGCTGAGAACCCTGACAGTTATGCAGGGGTTCACAATCATGACGGAATGATGTTAATCTTTGATGAAGCGTCAGGTATTCCTAACGAGATATGGTCAGTAGGGGCAGGTTTCTTTACCGAGAATATTCTTGATCGATATTGGTTTGCTTTCAGCAACCCTAGACGGAATGAAGGGTATTTCTTTGAGTGCTTTCATGGCAAACGAGCGTTTTGGAAAAGCCGTATGGTGGACGCAAGAACTGTCGAGGATACGGATAAACAGGTTTATGAACAGATCATTGCGGAATATGGTGAAGATTCTTCCCAAGCAAGGGTTGAAGTGTACGGTGAATTTCCCACCGCAGGTGAAGATCAGTTTATATCGCCCGACCTCATTGAAGATGCGTTTCAACGTCCATTATATAAGGATACAACTGCGCCTATTGTTATTGGTGTCGATCCTGCACGAGGTGGGGCTGACTCAACCGTAATTATTATCAGGCAGGGACGTGACTTATTAGCGATTAAACGATATTCCGGTGAAGATACCATGACAATTGTTGGACGGGTGATCGATGCGATTGAACAATATCGCCCTGCCTTGACGGTAATTGATGAAGGTGGTTTGGGCTATGGTATTCTTGATCGTTTGGTGGAGCAACGCTATAAGGTAAGAGGCGTGAATTTTGGTTGGAAGGCGACTAATGCTATTATGTGGGGCAACAAACGCGCAGAGATGTGGGGTGCAATGAGGGATTGGTTAAAAACTGCCAGTATTAAGGAGGATAGGCAATTGAAATCTGATTTAATAGGGCCTATGAAGAAACCTAATTCTTCAGGGACTATCTTTCTTGAAGGTAAGAAAGAGATGCGGTCTAGGGGTTTAGCCTCACCTGATGCAGCGGACGCATTAGCGGTCACTTTTGCGTTTCCGGTAGCCCATAGGGAACAGCGAGAACATAGGGAAGGAGGAAATCGATCTTATAATTCATCTGGGGGAAGCACTTCTTCTTGGATGGGCGCTTAACATTTTAATAGCTCAGGAAAAATCATGGCAAATTTAGATACAGATTCAATAATGGAATCATTTGGTGTTGGTATGGATACTGAAACAGACGAAGAAAAAATGGATGAAGATACATTAAGTGAGATACGCGAACGATTCAGTTCTGCGGTGGAGTTTACTTCCGTCAATAGACAGGAAATGTTGGACGATGTTCGTTTTGCACGATTAGGCGATCAATGGCCTGAGTCTGCAAAGTATGACCGTAATCGCCCAGGTAAAGAACGCCCTATGTTGGTGATTAACCGATTGCTTCAGTATCGTGATCGAGTGGTTAATGAAATCCGTCAGAATACTCCAAGTATTCGTATTCGTCCGGTCAACGATGAAGCCGATCAGGAAACAGCGGAAGTATTGCAGGGGCTGATTCGTCACATTCAAGACAATAGTAATGCTGGTATGGCTTACGATACTGCGGTGGAATCGCAAGTAGATATGGGTATCGGTTATGTGCGTATTCGTAATGATTGGGCTGATGATTCCAGCTTCGATCAAGAAATTTACATTGACCGGATACCTGATCCATTTAAAGTCTACATGGATCCGCACAGCAAATCGCCAGACGGCTCTGATGCTGAATGGTGTATTTTAGCTGAAGAAATTTCCAAAGATGAATTTGAGCGTTTATATCCTGGCGTTGATGAAACGCATTTCGATGATGCAGGTAATGGCGATGCTCAAGGTTGGTACACTAAAGACAGCGTTCGTATTGCGGAATACTATTATATAGAGCATGAAGAAGTAGAAATAACTGATCCTCAAGACCCTTCACAGGTGCGTATAGCAGATAAAAAACGTTGTATGTGGTGTAAAGCTACTGGTGATACCATTTTAGAGCATGGTGAGCTTCCTACGAAGTATATCCCTATTATTCCCGTCATTGGTCATGAACTATGGCTACAAGGTAGACGTTATTTATCAGGATTGATTCGCAATGCTAAAGATGCTCAACGGTTGTATAACTATTATTTATCTGCTAATGCTGAAAATGTTGCATTGTCGCCTAAAGCTCCGTTTATAGGCGTAGCAGGGCAATTTGAAACTGACCCTAATTGGGGAAGGGTAAATAAAGAATCCGTTGCATACCTTGAATATGACCCTGTATCAATAGCTGGAACACCTGTTGGTTCACCTCAACGGGCAATGCCTCCACAATCTAGCCCTGCGATCATGCAAGCTATTCAATTAGCTGAAAATGACATCATGCAAAGCATGGGGATTTATCAACCTACATTAGGCGCTCAATCTAACGAAACGTCTGGTAGAGCCTTATTATTGAGGCAAAAACAAGCGGATATTAACACTTTTCATTATCAAGACAATTTATCACGCTCCGTTCGTCAAATTGGCCGTGTTGTATTGGATATGATTCCAAAAGTTTATGACAGGCCTAGAGTTGCACGAATTTTAGGTGAAGATGGAACACCAAGAACTGTACAACTTAACCCTAACATTCAAACTCCGTCTGCTAATACTGAAAATAGTGCTATCGATTCAATTTTCAATCCGACCATTGGACGCTATGACGTTGTTTGCGATGCAGGCCCTTCATATGCGACTAAACGCGATGAAGCAGCCACAATGATGCTGACTTTAACTCAAGCAAATCCATCATTATTCAATATCATTGGTGATTTGATGTTGAAAAATATGGATTGGCCAGGAGCTGAAGAAATCAGCAAACGACTTCAAGCCATGTTACCTCCGCAAATACAAGCGGTGGCTAAGAGTGGTGATAAAGTCGATCCACAAGTCCTTCAAGCTCGGCAAATGATGGATGAATTAGCAGGTCAAATGGAGCATATGAGTCAAGAAATTACTCAACTTCGTGACCAACGCATGATTGAACTTCAAAAGCAGGAACGTGAATGGTTTGAAGCCCAGACTAAACGCATGGACGTGGAAGGTAAAATTATGATGACAGACACGCAATTACAAGCTGCTGTCAGAGAAAATTTAACCTTAATGATGGGTATGGGAACTCAAGAGCTAGTAGAAAATAATCAAGAATTTGAACAATTAGAAATGCAAGCAACTCAGCCACCTCCACAGCCTCAAGGTATGCCTCAAGGCGCACCACAAGGTCAAGCACCTGCTGGTCAGCCTATTAGACCAGGCGCTATGCGAAGGGAACCTGATATTGCAGCATTAACAAGTGAAGCAAAACCCGGAGAAACGAAATGAGCGAAGAAATAATCGAAAGTACACCCGTAGAGATTCAAGAAGTTGAATCACAAGAAGTTGAATCAGAGGGTAATCAGGAGGAGGTAGAAGCAACTGAAGAACCTACCTCCGAAAAACAAGACCCTTGGTATAAGAAACGGATTGATGAATTAACCCGTGATAAGCACGAAGCAAGAAGGCAAGCAGAACGTTTGGAAAAGATGCTTGAGCAGCAGGAGCAAATACTTAGACAGTATTCTCCTGCTCAAGAGCAACAAGCGCCATCATTAGCACCACCTGATCCGTCTCAATTTGCTGGCGGTCAGTATGACCCTCGGTATATGGATGCAATGATGCAATATACCCGTGAATCTGCGGTTATGGAGGCGAAACAAGCTGTCGCTCAGGAATATGAGCAACGGGCAAGATTGCAAACCCAACAAGCTGCACAAGCCAAATTAGAAACGGCTGAAGCCGCTGCTCGTGTTAGATATGCGGATTATGATTCTGTTATTGAAAGAATCACATCTGATCCGATATTAGCTCAGAACCAAACTATCAGAGAAGCTATATTAGGTATGGAAAATGGCCCTGATATAGCTTATCAATTAGGTAGAAACCTTGATGTAGCCTATGAAATCTCTAATATGTCGCCTGTACAAGCAGGTATGAGATTAGCAGCGATTGTTAGGCAAGATGCTAGAACAAGTTCAGCTCCGAAACCAATAAGGCCTATTAATGGCACTGGTGGCACTGTAAATGGCACGAAATCATACGCTGAAATGTCTACTTCGGAATATATAGCTGCTCGTAATGCAGAAGATAAAGCTAAACTGGTAGCACGTCTAAAACGCTAAAAGCTCTCCGACTCGCCACCAATACCATATTGGTGGCATTTTTTTATGTACATTTTAAATATGATATGGTATATAATGACCTCACATCTATTTAAACTTTTGCCTGTTTAGATAGCTAGGCAACCTCAGTACAGATAATTCGAGGGATTGGCTCCCATCTGGAAATAAATCAGGCTAAATACCTTTTTCTTTTCATTTGGAGACAAATATGTCTAATCAATTGCTTACCATAAGCATGATTACAAACGAAGCTCTGCGGGTCTTGACCAACAGCTTAGTTTTTACTCGTGCTATTAGCCGTCAATATGACGACAAATTCGCCATCGAAGGCGCAAAAATCGGTACTACTATTAACTTGAGAAAACCTCCTCGTTATGTTGGTAGAACTGGCCCTGCACTTCAAGTTGAATCTTCTGTTGAAACTTACGTTCCATTGACTCTGAACACTCAGTTCGGTGTTGATATGGCGTTTACAACTCAAGATTTGAGCTTAAACATTTCTGACTTTTCAGATCGTTTTATTAAGCCTGCTATTGCTGCGGTTGCTAACAAAATCGACTATGATGGTCTACAACAATTCTTGAACGTATATAACATGGTCGGTACTCCTGGCGTGTTATCTAACTCACCAACCCAAGCTCAATCTTTGAACACAATCTTAGCTGCTCGTGCTAGATTGAACCAAGAAGCTGCTCCTGTTGATGAATTAAGAAGCATTATTGTTGATCCTACTATTGATGTTGGTATCGTTTCTGGTTTGACTAACTTGTTCAACCCACAAGGTGTTATTTCTGAAATATTCAAGAAAGGCGCAATGGGCGACAGCACTTTAGGCTTTAACTTTGCAATGGATCAAAACGTAGGTAACTTTACTTCTGGTTCTTTCATCGTTGGTACTGACACTATCGCTGTAGCTGCACAAGCTGGCGGTTCTGTTCAAACTAACGCTGCGACTACTTTTGGTTTAACTGCTACTATTACTAATGGTAAAACTTTAACTCGAGGTACTGTTTTCACAATACCTGGCGTTTACGCTGTGAACCCACAAAACCGTCAATCAACTGGTACACTGCGTAACTTCGTAGTAACTGCGTTGACTACTGGTACTGGATCATCACAAACAGTTCAAGTATTCCCAACACCTGTATTTAGTGGTCAATTCCAAAACGTAACTAGCACCACTGGTACTATTGCTTCTGGCAACGCTACTGTAATTTCAGGTTCTGCTGGTGCAAGCTACGCCAATGCTATTGCGTTCCATCGCGATGCGTTTGCTCTTGGTACTGCTGACCTATTATTGCCTCAAGGTGTTGATATGGCTGGACGTGCTTCTGCTGATGGTTTGTCAATTCGTTTGGTTCGCCAATACGATATTAACTCTGACCAATTGCCGACTCGTCTTGATGTTCTTTATGGTTTCAGCACAGTTTATCCTGAGCTGGCTTGCCGTATCACTGGTTAATAGGAGTTTAAAATGAGTAATCCAGGCCCTAATATAGTTGCAGTCACGGCTAACCGTGCTACCGCTATTGTATCGTTAGCAGTAACTCCCGCTGCAGTTGCAGCTATCACAACTGCTGAGCAAGATTTTACTCTTGCTGGCGTTGCGGTAGGTGATTTTGTATCTGTATCAACTACAGCGGCTCAAACTGCTGGCGTTGCTATAGCTGGTGCAAGAGTAAAATCTGCTAACACTATCAGTATCACTTATGTAAATCCAACTGCGGCATCTAAAACGCCTGCTGCGGATACATATTTAGTTCAAATTGTCCGTTCATTCCCTGTTGCTACTGACTTCCTAGTGAACTCTGTAAGTAACTCTGGTTTATTAGCGGGTAATATAACAGCATAAGTTGGAGGTGGGGGGTAAAATCTCCCACCTTTTCCTTTAAGGTGAAATATGGCAATCGAATATCCATGCTCGATGCACAAAGACTCATATGACAATTCAACAATTGCCATTGATGAGCAAGAATATAAAGCTTTATCCAAGGATGGATGGCTAACTTCCCAAGAATGGGATGATAAGGGCAAAACCCCTAAAAAACGTATTAGAAATACTCCATTTGAGGAATAAAGAATGTCTAGCCTAGCGAATCAGCAACAAAATCTATCCTTTCCAGGCTTATTGCAGGTTCCTGGAGGCATTACTAATACTTTACAACAAGTTCAAGATGGCGATGGAAACCCTACAGGATTAAGCCTTAGCTCTACTGGCGCGTCTGTTACTACCTCTGATACAGCTATAGTATCAGAAAATGGTACTGCTTTAACTGGTGCTACACCAAGATTAATCTCAGATATGTTTGGTGACTTTCCAAATGTTAAAGATTTCGGCGCTGTAGGTGACGGCTCAACTGATGATACAGCTGCTTTTATTGCAGCTACCGCTGCAAACCCTACAGGTATAGCTGTACCTGCTGGAAGTTATAAAATTACAGGCACTGTAACAGGTAATTTTTATAGTTTTGGTACGGTAACTATCGTTACTGGTAAAGTATCACTAATTCAAAGTGTAACCTCAAAAATTAATATTACAGTTAAAAATTTTGGGGCTATTGGAGATGGGGTTACGGATGATACTGTGGCTATTCAAAATGCAATAGATTATGTTGGGAGTTATTTAGGGGGAAGAATATTCTTCCCTGCGGGCTCCTACAAAATTACTTCAACTTTATCCTGTTTGTACCCAAACATATTGTTTGTTGGTGATGGGTCTGATGAACCACATAACATAGGAACGCAAGGGGCCGCAGCCGCGACCAAATTAGTATGGGCTGGTGCAAACAACGGCACAATGTTAAATATTGGCTCTGTTAATGGTGTTAATAACGTTAAATATTCTGGTGGGGGTGTTCGAAGTATTTTTTTTAATTCAGGTTGTACTACTAACGGCACGGGGGCATCATACGGTATCGACTTAGTTTCCTTTAATGAAGGTGTTTTTGAAAATGTAATGTTTCGGGAGTTTGGAACCTGCGGTATACGAGTTGGATGTATAACTCAATTATGGGACCCAAGAGACCCGCAACACAACCGCTTCATTAACTGTTGGTCAAGAAACTTTGTTAATCAATCAGGAGGATTGTTTCTGCTGGAAGGTGATACAGTTATGTATTCTGGCACTGGTAGCGGTGGCACTTACACTTTGGCGAACGTCAGTCTTAATCAGTTTGAGAATTGTGGCGCACAGTTTTATAACGGTATTGCTTTTAACATAAAAAATTCCGATCACAATTTTTTTATTAATTGCCGTGCAAACCGAATTACAACAGGCACTGGACAAGGTATTGTGTTTCAAGGAAGCAATCAACGGAACACTGATGCAGCGCCAGGCACTGTCACTTCAGACGCTGCTTTTGTAGCTCGTAAAAACGTATTTATTGGATTTTCTGGCGGTAATGAAATAATTGCAAAAGGTACCACGAGTTATCTATATCCGAGCTACAAAAATATTTTTACAATGATAGATGACAGCAACAATACGCCATTTCCAACAATAGAAACAGCTGCGTTATGTTACGTGACCATGCGTACCGATGGTGTTGGTTATTACCCCAATCAAGTTTCGGGTGTATTCTCTTATGCATCTTCAATTGCTAATGCTTCAGATATGGCGTTGCAAGCTCGTAGTCGGGTAGTTAGTGAAAGTTTACGGCTTGAAAATAGAAGTAGCAACGGACTTCGTATTGCTCGTCCTTCAGCAGATAATCTTACAATAGATGGCGAATGGGCGCTGGCTGTTAATGGGGCGGCTGGTTCTGCGGGTGAAAATTTAAAAGTTTCTAGAATAACAGGAACGGGGTGTATTGAGGTTGGATCATCTATAGCTCAATATAGAATAACCATTACTGATGCAACAACCACGCTAACAAATATAAATGCAGTTGTTCTTGTTGATGCAACGTCAGGAAACCGTGTAATTAATCTTCCTCTTGCTGCGTCTTATGGCGCAGATGTTTCTCCAGCTATTATAATTCGCAGAATTGACTCGTCGGTTAATACTGTTATTGTTCAAAGACAAAGCACTAATACTCTTAATGGAGGAACTACAGAAACATTAGGTGCCGTCACAGGTAAGACTTATATTTGCAATGGAACGGCTGATTGGTATTCGTTATGAATATAGAATGGTCTGAAGCTTCAACATAATAAAAGCTAAGGAAAAGTATAATGTCACGATATTTTACCATTGATTTAGTTCCTCAGTCAGGAGGTCAATTAGGTTTGATCTCCGCAGGGGTATTTCATGCGAATACTTCTTCTGCGGTAGCAATCTTTGAAGATCAAGCAATGACTACGTCTATAGCTAACCCTATAGTAATTACTAGCGGCTATAATATATCTTTTTGGGTAGCAGATGGAACTCAAGAATATGATATTCAGTTGATAGGTGGTAATCTCATATCAACAGTTTTCATTAATGATATTTGGACTCTCCCTGCACCAATCTGGGGGAATTTATCAGTATTTTGGAGCAATCAGCCTAATGTTTGGGCTTATATAACACCTTACACTGTTGCTGTTTCAATGGTTAGCAATGTAGGGCAGCTTTATACAGCGAATGATTTAGTACGCGCTGCAATGCGGTTAATTCAAGTATCATCTGTAGACACGGATTTAACCGCAAACGAGCTTAAAGACGGCATAGAATCGCTTAATCGCATGTTAGATTCGTGGTCTGCTGATGAATTAATGCTTTATCAGATCACTAGAGAAACATTCCCTTTAACCTCTGGTACTAACCCTTATACTATAGGGTTAGGGGCTATGTGGAATACCATTAGGCCAAGCCGAATTATAGATGCTTACTTTACTATCTATACCGGAAGTATCCCTGTTGATTACCCCATGCAAATTATGGAATGGGATGATTATAATGCTGTAAGACTTAAAAGCTTACAAACTAATTTCCCCGGGTATTTATTTTATGATAGAGGGTTTCCTATTGGAAATGCTTATATCTACCCGATATGTTCTTCAAGTAATGAAACTATTACTTTGACATCTTGGAAGCCTTTTACGGTTGTTAATGACCCTACTGCATACATTAGCCTTCCTCCGGGATATTGGGAAGCAATAGTGTTTAACTTAGCAATTCGAATAGCTGAAGAATACCAATTTGATATTAGACAAACTTCTGTTGCTTTAGCTCAAAATGCTATTAAACGTATTAAGAGAATTAATCAACGAACCCCTACCCTTAGTACGGATGTAGCGCTTATGAGTACCAGCCAAATGAGATATAATATTTATAGTGATGGGTATGGACGATAATGCCAGAAGCCATTGTACTACCTATATTAGGGGCTGGCATAGCTGGACGGTCTAAAGCTGTTTCTGCTCAAAAAAGGCAGAATCTTTTTCTTGAAGTTAAACCTGAAAAAGATAAAACAAATTTAGCTGCATACCCAACACCAGGGCTAACTTTATTTGCTAATGTGGGTAAAAATCCTTCGCGTGGAATTTGGTGGCTTCAATCATTAAATTTACTTTATTCAGTAAATGCTAACAAGTTAATAGAGATTGATAAAAACGGTGTAGTTACTGAAAGAGGAACGCTTTCGACTGCTGAAGGCACAGTATCGATTTCGGATAATGCGCAACAAATCATAATTGTCGATGGCAAAAACGGCTATATTTATGAGCCTAAAACCCTTCAGTTAAGCTACACCTACCCTGCTAATTCAGTTTCAAATGTTTATAGCCGTACAGGATTGACTATAACCGTTTCAGGTTTTGTTAATGCTGGCATCGCTGGCGATACGACTACCATTACTACTGATGGAGGAGATGTTCTTTCAGGAGCCTATACAATTGCTACAGCTACTCAAGGCAGTTGGACTTTTACTGTTGTTTTACCTTCTCTACAAACCCCAATCCTAGCAACTGCATTAGTAGCAGGATCAAAATATGTTGTTTTAACATTAGGTACATCTGATTTTACTATTGCAGGCGCAGCAGCTAACGTATTAGGCGCTGTTTTTACTGCTACTAAAGCCGCAACTGGCACAGGTACAGCAGTTCCAGCAACTATCGATGTTAATGTTCCAGCAACATCTTTAGTAGTGGGGCAGAAATATATAATTTTAATTGTAGGGTCTACAAACTTTACACTTTATGGAGCGGCATCAAATACTGTAGGGTTGGTATTTACTGCCTCATTACCAGTTGTTAATGCCACAGCTTTAGTAGCTAGTACAACCTATCAAATTCTAACATTAGGCACTACAGACTTTACACTTTATGGGGCCGCAACTAATACTGTAGGCACTATATTTACTGCAACTGGTGTAGGTATTGGTACGGGAACAACTTATGAAATGCCTATTGGTACAGGCGTAGTCATCAATAATAGCGCTACTGGATTACTTACCTATACGCAAAACGGTATTGTTGCAGTAACTGAAAATGCAACTAATCGTCATTCTAATGATATTGTTGAAATTTTAAAAACGGCTGGCCCTGTACCTTCAGGTAGCTATGTAGTTAATTTTCCTTTGACAGCCGCTACAGCCTTAGTTGTTAGCACTCAATATGTAATTAATAGTGTAGGCACTTCTGATTTTCAATTAGTTGGAGCTATAAATAATGAAGTTGGTACATCTTTTGCGGCTACCGGAACTACTCCAGGAACTGGCACATGTACATTAGCTAATGAATGGACATTTACCGTACCTATCAATACTCCTGCTGGCGCAGGCGGTTTAGAAGTAGTTAATAATTTTAGAGCTATTACAGCAGAGGGCTTCCCTGGGGGCAACACTGTAACTTTCTTAGATGGGTATTTTATCGTTAATGCACCTAATACACGTCAATTCTATTTATCCCAGCTCTATGATGGATTTACTTGGAACGCATTATCCTTTGCCAGTAAAGAAGTTTATACCGATACTTTAGAAGCTGTTGCGGTTGATAATAGCTGTTTAGTTTTATTAGGCTTTATTTCGCAAGAATACTGGCAGGATATTGGCGCATTTCCGTTTCCATTATTAAGGATACCTGGTTCACCTACTGATATGGGTGTAGCTGCACGATGGAGCGTTGCGCGATGTAATGGGGAATTAATTTATTTAGGCCGAGCAAGGCGCGGCGGTTTATCAGTTGTAACTATTCAAAATTATCGTCCTATTACTGTATCTACACCTGATTTAGATTTTTTATTTAATGAATATGTAAATCCAAGTGATGCTATTGCTTTCAGCTATCGTCAAAATGGGCATGAATTTTATCAGATAAGTTTCCAGCAACAAGGGGTTACTTGGCTATATGATGCAACTTCACAAGTTTGGAGTACCTTATTATCTGGAGCTACCACAAGACATTATGCTAATTTTGGCTGTCAATTTGATTTCCATGTAATAACTTCGGATTATCGTAATGGTAATTTGTATATTCTTGATCCTGCATCTTACACAGATAATGGTGATCTGATTGCAAGAGAATTAATCACACCACATTTCTTTGCAAACACTTCGTTTAATAAACTTCATATTTATAGATTGCGATTAGATATGGAACAAGGTGGTGGGCTTAATGACGGTCAAGGTCAAAACCCCCAAGTTATGCTTCAAGTGAGCCGAGATGGAGGGTACACTTGGGGTGATGAAATGTGGGCGACTTGTGGAGCGCAAGGTGATTTCTTAAGCCGAGCTGAATGGCGAAGATTAGGCGTTTCGCGAAACTATGTTTTTAAATTTAGAATAACTGATCCAATCAAAACAGTATTGATTGGCGCTGCTGCTTACGCAACACAGGCGTCTAAATAATGTCTATTTCTCAGCCTCCTTTTCAGTCTACTTTAGTTGATGCTAATGACCGAGTACAAACGCCTTGGGCGCAATGGTTTAGCCAATTACAACCTATTCTGCAATCAGTTGTAGCAAGTGGGCCTACATCAGGTAGACCAACTCAAAATCTTTATATAGGCTATCCTTACTTTGACACCACAATAGACCAAATGGTTTATTGGAATGGTGTCATTTGGGTAACTTATGCGCCTTCTACAACTGGAACCAGTATTTTAAAAGGTAATGGTTCAGGTGGATTTAATAACGCTGTAGCAGGTATTGATTTTGCTCCTGCAACGTCAGGTAATGCAATTTTGTATGGTGATGGTTCTGGCGGTTTTAGCTCAGTTTCTATCGGCTCAGGTGTTACTTTTGCAGGCGGTGTTTTATCTGCAACTGGATCAGGTGGAACGGTAACTGCTGTTACAGGTACAGCACCTATCGCATCATCTGGCGGTAATACTCCTGCAATTAGCATTAGTCAAGCTGGAGTTAGTACAAATGGATACCTATCATCAACTGATTGGAATACGTTTAATAGTAAAGCACCAGCAACGTCGGGAACATCTATTTTATATGGTGATGGTACTGGTGGATTTAGTAATGTAACGATTGGAAGCGGAGTTACATTTGTAGCTGGAACGTTAAGTGCTACTGGATCAGGCGGAACGGTAACTGCTGTTACCGGAAGTGGAAATATTGCTTCTAGCGGTGGAACTACACCTAACATTACTTTTACTGGAACACTACCTATTGCCAATGGCGGTACAAATGGCACAGCTACACCCACAGCAGGCGCTGTTGCTGTTGGTAACGGAACTCAATACGCATTTACCGCAGCAGGTTCAGCAGGTCAAGTATTAACTTCTAATGGTTCAACAGTTCCTACTTGGGCGACTATAGCAACTGGAATTGGTACAACAGGGTATTGGGGATCGTTTTGGGATACAACTAATCAAACTGCTGCTAGTATTACGTCAGCCTATACAATTAATATTGGTACTTCTGATCCAAATAATAATGGTGTCAGTATAGTTAGTAGTAACCGGATTACAGTTGCGAATGCAGGCGTATACAATATTCAGTATTCCATACAGTTTCAAAACATTGGTACAGGAAATAAAAATTATAATGTTGATGTATGGTTTCGATTAAATGGCGTAGATATACCTGATAGTAATAGCATATATTGGATTGCTTCAAAAAATTCAACCGTTAATGGAGAAATGATTGCTGCCGTAAATTACGTGCTGTCATTAAACGCTGGGGATTATATCCAAATATTATGGGCAGTTAGCGATATTGATATTTCAATCGTAACGCTGCCAGCTACATCAAGTCCAACAGTTCCTCAAACGCCTGGAGTTATTGTATCTGTAACACCAATTACTGAAATTGGAATCGGATATTACAATTTAACTTCTGTTTCTTCTGTAGCTATTGCAACAGGATCAAAAACATTCACTACAAACCTTTCTAATATTTCAACTGCTTTTACAGTAGGAACTAGAGTTAGAGTGGCATATGTCATTACGCCAGCTAATTACATGGAAGGTGTAATTACATCTTTCAGTGGTACAACTTTAGTAGTTAATGTTGACTCTATTGGTGGTTCTGGTACTTATGCAAACTGGACAATTTCTGTTGCAGGGATTCAAGGGTCTAATGGGGTTACATCCATTACAGGAACGGCTAACCAAGTTATAGCTTCAGCATCTACAGGCGCAGTTACTTTAAGTTTACCTCAAAGTATTAATAGTGGGGCAACGCCTACTTTTACAGGCACAAATTTTACAGGTATCCCTAATGCAGGGTTGACCAATTCATCCATTACTATTAATGGAACCTCTACTAGCTTAGGCGGGGCAATATCAGTAGGCACAGTTACAGGCGTTACTGGAACTGCACCAGTAGTATCTTCAGGAGGTATTACTCCTGCAATCAGTATCCCTGTAGCTACTACTTTAGTTAGCGGATATTTAAGTTCAACTGATTGGACAACATTTAATAACAAATCTAATACCAATGGCACAGTAACAAGCGTAGCCGCAATTACTTTAGGCACTACTGGTACTGATTTAAGCTCAACTGTAGCAACGGGCGCTACAACACCAGTTATTACTTTGCAAGTGCCTACAGCCTCAGCTACGAACCGAGGGGCATTATCTTCAACTGACTGGACTACTTTTAATAACAAACAGCCTGCTGGAGCGTATTTAACTGCAAGCACAGGAGTAACAACATTTGCGGGCAATTCTACAGGATTAACTCCTGCAACCGCTACATCAGGTGCAATTACACTTGCTGGAATATTAGTTGGTGCTAATGGAGGTACAGGCTTAAGTTCATTTACTGCTAATGGCATTGTTTACGCCAGTAGCTCAAGCGCGTTAGCTACAGGGGCAGCACTTACATACGATGGAAGCAGCGTAATTAACGGTTCGGCTGGATCAGGTGTAAATTCGTATGGGTTTAATGTTTCATCAAGTTTAATAGGTGCAACCAACAATTACGGATTTTATGGAAATATAGCGTCAAGCACTGGGCGATGGAATCTGTACATGAACGGTACAGCGGGCAATTACATCGCTGGTGCGTTAGGCATAGGTACGACATCATTAACAGCTAGACGATTAGTTGTTGCAGGAAGCATGACGGGTGCAACGGTGGCATATGGCGCCCTTGTTTCACTCACAATCCAGCCTGATGTAACTGGAAGCGCCATTGTCACAGCTTCTCAAGCGGCTACGGCTGCCAATGGCGGTACACCATACACAATCGCCACATTAACTTGTTTTAATGCAGCGCAAGTCGCTTTTAATGCTGATTCAACCGTAACAAGTCAATATGGGTTTAATGTTTCATCAAGTTTAATAGGTGCAACCAACAATTACGGATTTTTTGGCAATATAGCTTCAGCTGCAGGCCGTTGGAATCTGTACATGAACGGTACAGCTGCTAATTATTTAGCAGGGAATTTACTTCTTGGCACAACAACTCAACCAACAACATCTAACAATATAGTTGTTGCGGGGTTAAAAGCTACTTCAGCAGCCGCTCCAACTATAGCTTCAGCTACTACGATTGCGCCTACTAAAGCGATTACTTTTATTTCAGGTGTAACGCCTATAGTAACCATTACAGCTCCTAATCCTATCTCGTTGGGTGGGGGAACAATTACACTGATCCCTACTGGAATATTTACGACCACAACAGCCGGCAACATCGCTTTGGCTTCAACAGCCGTAGTAGGTAAAGCTTTATTAATGACCTACGATGTAACAACAACAAAATGGTATCCGAGCTATTAATGAACATCTATATTTATAAACCAATCAATCTAGTCAGCGATCAAAATGGAATTGTGGTCGCTGTAGAGTTTACTATTGAGGTTTCTGATGATAATGCTAGTTTTAGTATTGCAGGTTGTACGGCTTTACCAGCCCCCACAGGTAAAGTTATTGCTTATGAATTATTAACTAAAGATGATGTAATTGCCTGGGTGCAAAATTTAGTGGGAAAAGAAATGCAAGATCAAGCAGATACAGAATTAGAAGCCTATAAAGATCGTAAAGTTTTAACATCGGGAACACCTTGGCTATGATAGATTTCATGGTTTTAGCGCTTCCTCGATCTGGAACAGCTTGGGTCGCTAATCTTTTAACGACTGATACATCGCTGTGTATTCACGAAGCGTTTATGGATCACTCCATTGATGATCTGGATACTCGATCTTACGATGGGCTGTTAGGAATCGCTGAAACCAGTGCATTTATTAGAGTGGATGAACTTAACCTACACTCTGCTAAAAAGCTAATTATAGACCGTCCTTTTGATGAAATAAATAATTCAATAGTAAAGTTAGGTTTTAAAGCTATGCCATCATATTCGGCTGATTTGATGATTCAACTTAAAGGTTGTAGAATAGCTTATAAAGATTTGTTTAATTACGAAATTATGTCAGAAGCGTATTATTATTTGCTTCGTAAAGAACTTAACCAAGAACGGCATAAAATGTTATGTCAAATGAATATACAAAACACCGCAGCTATTGAACGCGTCAGAGGGCTAGTATGAATAACATTATGGCTATTGCTAAAGTAGATATTACGCAGATACTATTACAGTTAAAACGTAATCCTCAGCTTTGGAATAGAAACCCTATTAGGACTAATACGCCTTCTAGCCCGCATTATGGATTTGAGGACATCCATGTTAGATTTCGCGATCTTACTGAGTATGACGGTGGTGATTGGGCTAAGTTCAATGGCGAACACCGTTCATGCTGGTATAAAGAAGCAGATAGCCTTCCAGCTATTAAAGATTTAGCCTTTCAGTTAATGACTACCGTGAAAGGTGAAGAGCTAGGTGGAATTTTAATTTCTAAAATTCCTCCCGGTGGATTATGCAAACCCCATACTGATACTACTTGGCATGCCAAGTATTATGACAAATATGCAGTACAGTTAGAAAGCCATCCAGATCAAGCGTTCTGTTTTGAAGAAGGAGAGCATATATCTCCACCAGGTGAAGTCTATTGGTTTAATAACCAAGCCGTTCATTGGGTGCGTAATAATTCTCCGGTTGACCGGATCACATTAATTTTCTGTATTAAATCAGATAGGAGGTTTTCATGCCTTGGGGAATAGCAGCAGCAGGCGCAATAGGTGGTATAGCTAAAGGTGTAGGCGGAAGCGCAGCTGCAGGAGCGCAAGCCGCTGTTGCGAGAGAACAATTAGAATGGACTAAGAAAGTCTATGGAAACGCGCAGCGAGACATCAAACCTTACACGCAGTTAGGCGAAGTAGGCGCTAAAGGTTATGAAGCTAATCTACCGTATTTAACATCGCAATATGGTATGGAGGACTATAAAAAAAGTCCATTATACACACCGATGGTACGGAACTTAGCTGAATTGCAAGCAACACCTGGGTACCAATTTCAATTGCAACAAGGTCTGCAAGGCGTTCAGCAGGGTGCAGCTGCTAAAGTCGGATTGCTATCCGGTGCAGCTGGTCAAGCCATGAACAATTACGCGCAAGGTCAAGCAGCTCAAGGTTATCAATCGGCTTGGGAAAGAGCGCAGAAAGCTTACGGTACAGCCTTTACTCAAGATTTAACCCAAAAAGCACAGATTGGTAATATGTATTTAGAACCCGCCAAGTTAGGTCAAAACTCTGTACTAGGTATAGGTAATATCGGCGTAGGCGCTGCCACAGCAATGCAACCTGCTTATGCAGCTTTAGGCAAAGCTAATGCTCTCGGTGCAGCTGCACCTTGGGGTACGGTAAGCAGCGTGGCAGGTGCAGCTGGAGGTTTATTTGGCAGCGGAGGGCCTTTAGAAAATTATTTTAAAGGTTGGGGGCAATCAGGGACTGTACCTGGAGGGGTTAATTTTAATTCAAATACTAGCGGTTACACTGGCGCTAGTGGGTGGCCGCAAACATGAGTGATTTACTTGATTTATATAAACAATTAGGTGCAAATTATACTGACACCTTAAAAGCTACTCAAGACGCACAAGCTAACGCTATAGCTTTACAAAATGCCCGTAGAGCGCAACAAGAGCGTGAAGGTTTAAAAGCTTTATACGCTCAAAAAGCTAATCCATCTTTTCAAGATGTAGGCGCTATTGATCCTGCAATGGCGCAAGAGTATTTAAAAAATCAGTTTGTTATGCAAAAAAATATGGTAGAGATGCAGCATCAACAAGCAGAAACAGCTAAAATTTTAAATGCAGAAGATAGGGTAAAAGAAACTTCAATGGCTAATGCAGCGTTGCCTTTTTTAAACGCTTATGAAGCTAATAAAGGTAAAATTCCAGAAGCTGAAAATCACTATAATTTAATGACCGCGTTAAGTAAAATTTCAACTCAAGCAGTTGCAGAAGGGTGGGCGCCTAGTCACCATACATCAATCGATCCTAATGCTACATTTGAATCCGTAATATCAATTGCTAATAAAAGCGGTGTTTTTACAAATAATCAACGATTAAATCAAGAGGCAGCTAAAGCTCGAGGTTCTCAAGAAGGGCTTGTTCAAGGAGGGGTTGCACCTCAACCAAGCACTTATTACAATTCATATGGGCATGACGAAAATGGAAACGCTTTTGTTATTCCAGGGTCTAGTGGAATGTGGCCTCCAGGCTCTAAAAGCCCTGAAAATACTCAGCCTCCTGACGCTAACGCTACGCCTGCCGATCCAGCCAATATTGCTAAATTAACTTTTTATGAAAATATGGCAAACGCTCCTGATGCAACTGCTGAAGATCGAGCTTTTGCAGAGGCTCAAATTAAAAAATTAAGTCCTAAAGAAAATTTTAAAGTACAACCTCAAGTAGTAATTAACACACCTAAACAAATGGATGTTAAAAAAGCCGAGCAAAAAGGTAAAATTGCAGAGGCTGAAAAAACAGCTACTTTATCTGCTGAAGAAAAAGCTGCTGATAGAAAAGCCATAGAAACTTATTTTAGAGGCCCAAAACCTGAAGCAGTAAGAAATCTTATTAAAGAATCTATTGAAGGTGATGTTCAATCAGGGCTTGCTAGATTAGGTAAATTTTTTGGTGTTGCAGTCCCTGGTGGCGATGCTTTAGCAGCATTAAAAGTTATCCAACAACAAATGGCAAGATCGCTTCCTTATGCACCTGGAGCATCTTCAGATATAGATGTCAGAAATAGATTAGAAATGATATCTAACCCTGCTACTGATGAACCTATTGTAAATAGACTTCGAGCTTTGGAGGAAGTTATTAGAGATGCAGAAGCATATGTTGTTCAAAAAGGTGATTTCTTATCTCAAGATGAAATTCTTGATTCCATTGAAAATGGGTATTTATCTGAAGCTAATGCATTAGAAATGCTTAATAACAGAATGATTAATAAAGGAAATCCAATTTACGCCCCGACGCAAGGTAACAAAACTTCAACTGGAGTAAAGTAAAATGGGCATTACAATAGAAGATTTACGCGCAAAAATAGCACAAAGAGCTGAATCTCGTAAAGCAACTCAACCAAATGAAAATGTATTGAAAGCGGTAGCTAATGCTGCTGCGAAATGGAAAGCTTCACAAATGCCTGAACCTAGTGCAGCTCCTGAAGTGTGGGAGCAATATGGATACCCTAAAAATCCTGCTGCAATTCCATCTGTAAAACGTGAAGTTCCTATCGGATCGGGAAAGTCATTGGATGTAGCACCCTTTATGATTGACCTTAATAAACCATCTAATTTTCAATTAGGCGTTGATGCAGCATTAAAAAGGCAGTTCAAAGGGTTAAAAGGTATGTTTACCGATTTAACACCCGCGGAGCGAGAAGAATTAGCCGCTTCAAAAGCTTATATAGAAGCCGCACCTTGGCAAGCTACAGCAGGTGAAATGGCTGGTCAAATAGTTCCCCAAATAGCTTTAAGTAAAGTTATGCCTGCAATAGCAGGGGTTAAAGGTCTTCTTTCTAGGGTAACTGGTGCGGGAGCGTATGGCGCAGCAACAGAACCTGAAAATAGAGGTGAAGCTGCAATGTATGGCGCAGGAGGTCAAGCTGGCGGTGAAGCTTTAGGTTATACAATCCCCCACGTTGTAAAATTAGGAAAAAAAGTATATGAAGGCGTAGCTGGAATGTTCCATGCGCCTACAGCAGCAGCGCAAACTTTAGGTAAATTTGCAGAAGTGCCAGGTAGAACGATCCCAGAAACTGTTGATCTTTCTCGTACATATAAAAATATTCCTGAACTTAAACCAACTTTAGGAATGATGGTTCCTGAAGATCAAAGGTCATTGCTTGAGTTTGAAAATTATGTGCGTACTAAATTTGGTAAAACTGCTTTAGCTGAAGCAGATATATATAATCAACAAGCTATATTAAAAGGGCTTCAAGAACGCGCATTTGATCCAACGCGAGCGACTAAAGAAATGGAATTATTAAACGCTGAAACTGGAGCTTTGCGTAAAACAGCTTTTGAAAAAGCCAGAGAAAAATCATCTGCTGAACTTGCAGCGCCCATAATGCGTGTAACATCGGATATTAGAACTCGCCCAGGTGAAACTGGCTTAGGCTCTCCAGAAGCGCAAACGCTTGCATCTGAAATTGAAAGACGAGCTTTAGGCCCCGTAAGTAAAAAATCAATTATTGGTGCTGAAGGTTTAGCAGTTGATGTCCCTGTATTTGCAAGGCAAGTTGATCCTGCCAATCTTTATGCGGCCAGAAAAACAATTGATGATGTTTTAAGGGGCGCTGTAGGGCCGAACGATGAAATTAAAAATGCTATTAAAGCTAATAAAGTAACATCAATAGAATTGAAAGGTGCAATTGATGAAGCGTTAAAAGAAGCAAGCGCTGGAAATTGGGAGAAATATCTCAACACTTACATAGAAAAGATAAAGCCTATTGAAGAAGGTAAAGCTTTTCAAGGAGTTTTAGATTTATTTAATACCGCGCCTAGAATTCCAGGATCAACTTTGGCAAGCATTAGTCCTTATAAAATGCGTAAAGCTGCTTCAGAAGCCACATATAAAGAAATAGGAACTTCGTTAAAAGACATACTTTCACCAGAAGGTAGGTCATTTTTAGATGATGCTGCAAATGCAATGTCAGCTATTGAAAATGTTAGGTCTGGATTAAATGCAACTAACAATTCAGCCTCAGCATCAAGACTTTATGAAATGTTTAGAAATGCACCTAAAGCAGTACAGCCTGTAATAAATGCAGGTTTAGCAGCAGTTGATATACTTACCAAAAATAAATCGCAAGAAATTATTGTTGACGCTTTACAAAACCCTCAAAATTTTCAAGCAATTGTTGACAGATATAATAAAATGAACAAAGTTCCAATATCTCCTGCTCAAGCTAAAGGGCTTCAAGTGCTATTGGGTTCTGTTGGTGCAGGCGCAGCGCAACAAGGTAGAAGATAACCATATTTTTAGGAATTAAAATGACTCAAGCTTACTTATCACCAATTTTACAAAACGCTCAGTTTAGCGATGATGGGACTTTCCTAAATGGAGGTCTTATTTGGTTTTACGCTGCTGGTACTTCTACACCATTAACTGCTTATCAAGATGGCGCTGCTACAACACCTTGGCCTAATCCTATAGTTTTAAACGCTAGAGGAGAAACAGGCGGTGAAATTTGGCTAGATGGCATCTACAAATTAGTGTTGCAAGGCGCTCCTTTAGTAGGTGAAACTAACGGCCCTGCTATTTCAACCTTTGATAACATCTACGGTGTCAACGCGCCGACATCGTTTGCACCTCCTTATGTGTTTGCAGGTACATCAACTTCACAATCTAACACTGACATCTTCATGGGATGGAATGGTGTTAATTTTACTGCTTCACAAGATACTACTGATTTTGGTGCTAACTGGCCTATTAATATAACAGGCGCTGCTGGCCCTATTGGTCATGTAGCTGCTTACGCTGGCAATGTCGTACCATTAGGGTACTTAGAATGTAATGGTGCAGCGGTATCAAGAACAACTTATGTTAATCTTTTTGGCGTTTGTGGCATCTTATACGGGGCAGGCGATGGCACAACAACTTTCAATCTTCCTGATCTAAGAGGTCGTTTTATCCGTGGATGGGATCATTCAGCGGGAGTTGATGTTGGACGAGCATTAGGGTCTTATCAAGCAGATTTAGTCGGGCCAATTACCGATCCTGGACATAAGCATACTGACGCAGGGCATGTTCATGCTATGGGGCGTGTTGCTGGCGGTACTGGCTCTCTTAACTTTATTAGCAGTGCAGGTGTAGCTGATATTACTCCAGATACTGCATCAGGCGTTGCTGATATTCAATCCAGCGTAACTGGCATTACTGGAGGTACAGAAACCCGTCCTAAGAACGTAGCAATGATGTATATCATAAAAACATGAAAATAATCTGGTCAGAAGCATCAACTAAACGTGGGCTTATTTGGCTTTTAACAGCCATTGCAGGTTCAGTATTTATTTATCTAGGTAAACCTATAGATCAACTTTTGATACTTGCCAGTGCAGTTGCAGGTGGATTAGGATTGGTTTTAAAAGACTAAAAGGAAAAAACGTGGCAGATGATCTTGATCTTAACTGTAGAGTTGCTAAAGTAGAACAAAAGATTGAAGGACTTACGCAAGAACTTCATAAAGAACTTGAAGATTCCAGAAGAAGATCGGATCGTATTTTCTTAGCACTAGATGAACTTAAAAAAGAATCTGCAAACAATAAAGGCTTCTTTGGGGGGATTGTTTTTGCTGTTGGTGCTATATTTGCTGTAGTAGCTTACGTTTTTGGTAAAGGGTAATGAGTGCATTAGAACTGTTAATCAAACTCATTAAAGAGTCAGAAGGATGTAAACTTATTAGTTATAAATGCCCCGCAGGAATTTGGACAATTGGTTGGGGACAAACTAAAAATATCAAGGAAGGAATGATTTGGACTCAAAACCAAGCCGATGAAGATTTGATTAAAACGGCACTAGAGGTGCTTAATCAAACGATTAAGGTTTCACCCATACTAGCGACAGTTAATATGGAAAAACAAGCTGCAATAGCAGATTTTGTTTATAATTTAGGCATTGGTAATTACACTTCTTCAACGCTGAAGAAAAAAGTAGATACTAATGATTGGATTTCCGCAGCGGTTGAAATCAAACGATGGGATAAAGCAGGCGGTAAGGTCTTAAAAGGTCTTACTATTCGTAGAAATAAAGAAGCAAATTTAATATTATCATGAACGAAATTACATTGACATTGTCATTAGAAGAACTAAACATCATCATGAACGCATTGGGAGTTGGTCAATTTACCCAAGTTGCTCCGGTCATTCAAAAAATACAACTTCAAGCAGGCCCACAAGTTCAAGCGATGCCTGCTGAAGAAGTTGAATAGCTACTTATTAAAGCCTGGTATTGGTTGGATTTGAGGAATCTGAGGCATCTGAGGAAATGGGGCGACTAGCATAGCAGGTGCTATTTGCTCCATTGGGGGTAAAACAGGCTCAGGTGTAGTAATGTTTGTACCTAATGCCATTCTATTGATTGTCATTCCATTAGTACACGTTGTTAAAGTACCAAAAGTCGTGCAGTTGATTGATTCTGCCATTGCACAATGCAGATTAAACAGTAATGAGATGCACAACAGTACGGATAGAATCATGTTAATGATTCCAGCTTTATAAAGTTTAGCTTCTAATTCTTCACAGTCATAAAAGATCATTGTTGTTCTCCAAATAATTGATTGCGCTCTCTAGCCATCCTCAAGGTGCAAAAACGTTGATGTAGCCGTATCATAACCATCGCACGTCTAGCGCCTATTTTTTCTTCCTCAAGAAGTTTAAAGACTTCTTCTTCACTCATATTTGCCAATACATCATTTAAACCTCGCCAACTTAATTTCATCGTAACGCCTCTATTGCAATTTCAGATAATGTGCATTTTTCCTGTAATACAGAATAAATGCGTTCGTCTATAGTATTTTCAGTCATTAAAATATAACACCACACTTCACGTTTCTGACCACTCCGGTGAATACGCCCGATTGCTTGCTCATAAAGCTCCCGTGACCAAGGCAACGATAAAAAGACTATCTTATTGCCATGATGCTGAAGATTCAGTCCATGCCCTGCGCTCTTAGGGTGCGCCAATAACAACTCAATCTTCCCCGTATTCCAACGTTCAACAGCATTATTATCATCTAATGTTTGAGCGTGAGGGTATCTCCGTTTGAGTTCTTCGAGTTCTTCTTTGTAGGTGTAAAAAATCATTGTACAATCTCTTTGATTTTCTGCAAGCAATTCTTCTAATCTGTCGAATTTATGACTGGAAAACCATATTGATTGTGTGGAAGTGTTAAACTTACCTGGCGACTTACTAGGCGTAGAAGTTGTGTGATAAACAAAGCCTGAACTCATTTGCTGAAGTTTACTTGTCACTACAGCCAAATTAGTTGCAATCGCAGTTGCACTGGGAAACGCTACTACTAAATCCTTCTTCATAGTATTATAGTGTTCCATATCCATCCGGCACTTAATCTCAACCATGTGCAAAGGTGGCATCAGTTCAGCGTAATCTCCTGCGTCTAATAGATAGGTGGCAGGTTTGATAGTTTTCATAATCTTAGGTAAGGAATCAGGCCGTGCAGCCCACTCACCATAATCACGATTCATCAGAACAAAATACTTTTGTAAGAAAGCGTTTTTGCTTCTGCCTAGCAATGATTGGTCTACTACTTTACATTGCCCAAACACATCTTCTAAACCATTGCTAGTAAACGATCCGGTCAAACCCCAACGTATCTTGAACAGGTCAATTACTTTAAACAAAGCTTTAAAGCGTGAGCCTGACGGGTTCTTTAAACGTGTCAGTTCATCGAAAACAATTCCATCGAATTTCAACAGTTCCGGATGTTCACGGCATAGCCATAGCAAATTGTCGTAATTGGTGACGATGACATTAGCAGCGCATTTAAACGCTGCTATTCTGTTTTTAGCAGTTCCTATGGCTATTGCAATAGATAATTTAGGCGACCATTTACGCCCTTCCTGCCTCCAAACGTCAGTACACACACGTTTAGGAGCAAGCACTAAGAATCGTTTAACATGTCCATCCTGAATCATCGCTTGCATAGCTGTCAAAGTGATGGCCGTCTTGCCAGCTCCAACTGGTGCGAGAATCATTGCTCGATCACGGCTATACAAAAAGTCAGCAGCTTCATCTTGGTAAGGTCTTAAAACCATTGGTTTCTCCAATTTAAATAGGCTTCACAAGGAGTGCGTCCATATCCTGCAATTTCGTAAGGCCCTCCGCATACCCAAAATCGTCCTACACGTTTAATTTTTGGTTTCATAACTGCGCTCGTTAGCTTTATAAGCGTTTTTCTTACGCTGTTTGTTGGTTGTCTTGTTAGCCATTTTTATTCCTCTCTCCTTTCCATCATTGCGTCTGCCATCTTGTATGACCATCTTGCTAAAGTTTCCATATCCGGTATATTTTTTGGTAATGTCTGCATAGCCAAGCCAGCAAAGTGGTCACGTAGTGATATAGGTGTAGATGAAAACTCCTTGCCGTCATGATAGCCATGACTATAAATCTCAGTTATAAATATATTTAAGCTATCTGGTGTTTTTGCAGTTACTCCATATAGCTCTGTTAGTTCTTTTATGTTATTCATTACCACCTCCAATGCCATGTGCTTTTTCTACTCTTCTTATCCATCTAATGACGTATCTGACTTGATGATCGTCCATATTTTCAACAACCCCTTCTTTATCAAGAGCATATATAACATCTTCTGTTAAGGGTTTGGGTGGTGCAAACTC